CCTATACCTTATCTTTGCTAGATTTCTACGTGCGTAGTCGCTGGATTGAGCTGAATTGCAGGATTTACAATAATAGTTATGGCCATCTTTCTGATTTCTACGAATCCCAAAATCAGTTATTGGTTTTTCATCACCACAATCGCAGCAAATTTTAGTGAGGGTGATGGAGGACTCCCCCGACAAGAGTCCTCCATCGTTGTGCGCACAATTCGCTTGTTCAGCCATGGTCGAGGTTGCCTAGTGAGCCAAGCGCCGTGGCGCTCAGCAATTGGGAGATTAGGCGGTGGGAGCCACAACCGAAGAGAAGCGATCAACCTGGAGAATACAGTTGGTCGCCGGATCGCGCTGAGCTTCCCAGCTGATGTTCTCCATCACGTCCTGGTCGATGGAGCCAGGGGAGAGCGGGTCTTCCGTCAGCTTGATCGCAGGGAGGGTGATGAAATACTGCTGGTTGTTCAGATCGAGGAAGTCCCAGCCTAGCGAGACGGTGTTATGCGCGATGAAGTCATCGAACATATACCCATCCTCGAAATAGGCATCGAACTTGCCGGTGAGCTTGAAGCGTCCGACGCCGATACCGACAGGGAACTTGAAGCCAACAGCGGTCTGCTCACGCAGAGCAGCGTCACCCTGGATCGTGATCGACTTGATCGCGGTAGCCAGCGGCACACCGTTCTTCGTGAGGTTACCCACGTTGGTCGTCGCCGACATGATCTGACCCGGCGTCGACTGCTTGGCGACGTAGGGGCTGTTCTCCAGGATGGATGCACCACCAACGAGGCGGGTCATCGCTTCACCCTTGAAGTTCACTTTACCAGTGACGATTTCGCGCGACGCAATGTTCAGGTCGAACTGACCAACGCGCAGGCCCTTGTTGATGAAGAACTGGTTGACGTCTTCGTAACCGGTCTCGATGGTAAAGCTCTGCACCACGAAATCCTGCGGCAGCGCAGGGTTGCGGAGCATGGAGCCCTTGATCGTGACAGGCAGCGTCGACGCGTTGGCGTTGACATCCGGAGCAGGAGACACGGTGAGAACGTCGTTGGTAGCGCCAAGGACCGTGAACACGCCACGGACCGAGTTGTCGCCACCAGCGAAGTCGGTAACCGTCGCGGCGGTGCCGGTCTTGGTGACATGCCCGAGGCCGGCAGCGTTGAACTGGCGGTTGCTGAGGCTCAACGTGCTGGTCGAATTCGAAGCCACGACGCGGATCAATCCCGCAGCGGATGCTTCGTTGATCGCGGCGACCAGTGCGGCGGCGGCAGTCGTGCCAGTGCCACCAGGGGTGTAGACGATCTCGCCAGCAACCGAAGACGTGGTCGCGACGAACGTCACTTGATTGACGCCATCGAAAACAGTCAGCGTATCACCGACAGCCGGAGCGGCGCTGAACGCCACAGAAGCCGCGTCGAAGCCGAGGCCGTCGACATGAATCTTCTGCCCAACGCTGATCTGACCGGCTGCGATAGCCGACGCGAAAGCATTGGTCCCGTTGGAATCGATGGTCGGCGCAGAGCCGGTGCCAAAGCGGATGGAGGTATTGGCCTTGACGAACACGTCGTTGGCGTCGAACACAGCCGTGTAAGCGGAAGCCGCTTCGGCGGTGAGGGACGACTCAGAAACGGTGATCGTGGTCACGCCACCAGCGAACGCCACGGCGCTGACCGTGAGGTAGTTGTTGTTGGCGGGAGTAGTAAAGCCTTCGGTCTTGATGATGCGGCCCACAACGAAGTAGGTCGAATAATCCGTGTCCGATGAAATGGTGAGCGCGCTTGCGCCAGTGATGGCGACGTTGCCCATACACCAATCCATCGTCATCGGACGAGTGAACTGACCATAGACGAACGCTTCGAGGAAGGGATCGATGGCACCGGCGGAGAATTCAAAGTCGATCTCGCCTTCTGAGGCCGCGCCGACTTCGATGATGGAGGGGACCATACGGTCCGCGCGCAGCTCGTCGGACATTTTGGTTTCCTTCTTCAAGGAAACCTTCGACGTCTTGATGCGCATTTCACGGGGAGCGGTGACGCCAGAGCCCGAGGAAGGAGTTACAGCCCAAACCGACTCAGCGATGTAGGTCAGTTTGGCGCGGTTTGAAACTGCGAAAGTTGAGAAAGACACGGTAGGTCTCCTGGGCACGGGGGGAGTGGCTGATGCCGCGCCCCGCGCG